TACCTCGCGGAGTTCGGCCATCCCTAAAACAAGAGAGGAGGTGCGATGGATTTCTATCAGATCCGAGTCAAGGAGACAAAGACCGGTTGGGAGCTGTATCCCGACTTCAAGGTCGGCCGTTCCAAGGATCTGATGGTGCAGGGTCGCACCTTCTACGCCATCTGGGATGAAGAGCAGGGTCTGTGGTCTCGCGATGAGTATGACGTCCAGCGGCTTGTGGATGATCATCTTCAACGCGAGGCCGAGGTGCTGAAGGGGAAGACCGGGCTCGACTACCACATCCGCTACATGGACTCGTTCAACAGCGCCTCTTGGACGACATTCCGCAAGTTCCTCGCCCACATCAGCGACAACAACAAACCACTAGATGGAAAACTTGCCTTCGCAAACTCAGAGATTCGAAAGAGCGATTACGCAACTAAACGCCTGCCTTACTCGTTGGGGCCAGGCGATTGCCCAGCTTGGGAAGAGATTGTCGGAACTCTTTACTCAGCTGAAGAGCGTGCCAAGGTCGAGTGGGCCATCGGTGCCGTCGTGGCGGGAGACGCTAAGAAGATCCAGAAGTTCCTGGTCTTCTATGGACCAGCAGGCACCGGCAAGTCGACGGTACTCAACATCGTTGAGAAGCTGTTCGAGGGTTACACGACGACTTTCGATGGGAAGGCGCTAGGCAACAGCAACAGCTCCTTCGCCACCGAGGCGTTCAAGCACAACCCGCTCGTGGCGATCCAGCACGATGGCGACCTCTCGAGGTTGGATGACAACACTCGGCTGAACTCGATCATCTCTCACGAACAGATGTTGATGAACGAGAAGTACAAGCCGAGCTACACGGCGCGTGTCGACGCGTTCCTGTTCATGGGATCTAACCAGCCCGTGAAGATCTCCGATGCCAAGTCAGGGATCATCCGCAGGCTGATCGACGTCCATCCGACGGGCGTAAGGATCCCGGTGCGGCATTACCACACGCTGATGTCGCAGATCGATTTCGAACTAGGAGCGATCGCACAGCATTGCCTAGACACGTACCTTTCGATGGGGAAGAACTACTACAACGGGTACCGGCCCGTGGAGATGATGTTCCAGACGGACGTCTTCTTCAACTTCATCGAGGCGAACTACGACTTGTTCAAGTATCAGGACCGGACTACTTTGAAACAGGCGTATTCGCTCTACAAGGAGTTCTGTTCCGAATCCGGTATCGAGAAACCGCTCCCCCAGTACAAGATCCGCGACGAACTTCGTAGCTACTTCGACGAATTCAAGGACCGCGGGGAGATCGACGGTGAGCAGGTCCGGAGCCTGTACACGGGCTTCAACGCTGAGAAGTTCAAGATGCCCGTCGAGAAGGACGACGGCGTGGCATTCTCACTGGTCTTGGAGGAGACCACGTCACTGCTGGACGATCTGTGGAAGGATCAACCGGCACAGCAGGCGAGCGAGTCAGGGACGATGTACAACAAGTGGGAAGACGTCACTACCACCCTAGCGGATATTGAGACTTCTTCCCTCCATTGGGTTCGCCCGAAACAAAATCACGTCGTCATTGACTTCGACCTCAAGGATCTGAACGGTGACAAGGCAATCGAGCGTAACCTCGAAGCCGCAAGTACCTGGCCCCCGACCTACGCGGAGCTCAGCAAATCTGGATCCGGCGTCCATCTACACTACGAATTCGAGGGTGACACCTCTGAACTATCGAGTTCGTACGCTGATGGCATCGAGATCAAGGTGTTCACAGGGGACGCATCCCTGCGGCGACGCCTGTCCCGATGCAACGCGGTGCCCATTCAGACGATAAGCAGCGGTCTCCCGAAGAAGCAGAAGAAGGAGAAGATGCTCCAAGGCAAAACACTCTCTAGCGAGAAAGGCCTTCGGGAGCTGATCGAGCGTAACCTCAAGAAGGAGATCCATCCGGGCACCAAGCCCTCGATCGACTTCATCAAGAAGGTGCTCGACGATGCTTACCAATCTGGCATGAGCTACGACGTCCAGGATCTCCGTCCCCGGATCCTGGCGTTCGCAAACAACAGCACGAACCAGGCCCTGACCTGCATCAGGATCGTGCAGAAGATGAAGTTCAAGTCAGAGGAGGAAGTGGCGGCAGAGGTCGTCGTGGCCGACGACAAGCGGATCGTCCTGTTCGACGTCGAGGTGTACCAGAATCTGTTCGTCATCTGCTGGAAGTTCAGGGGTGCGGACGAGGTGGTACGGATGATCAACCCCGCGGCACACGAGGTCGAGGCGTTGTTCGGCCTGAAGCTGATGGGGTTCTACAACCGTCGCTACGACAACCACATCCTCTATGCCGCGTCGATGGGCTACACGGTCGAGCAGCTGTTCAAGCTCAGCCAGAAGATCATCGTCGACGACAATCCGCATGCGCGCTTCGCTGCCGCGTACAACCTCTCATACGGGGACATCTGGGACTTCAGCACGAAGCGACAGGGACTCAAGCGATTCGAGATCGACTTGGGGATCAGTCACATCGAGCTGGACTTCCCCTGGGACGAGCCAGTTCCGGAGGAGGAGTGGGACAAGGTCGTCGAGTATTGCGTCAACGATGTGATCGCCACCGAGGCGGTGCTCGAGGATCGCTGGCCCGACTTCGTCGCCCGTCAGATCCTGGCCGAGCTGAGCGGCCTGACCGTCAACGACACCACGCAGCGGCATACCGCACAAATCATCTTCGGTAACGACAAGAACCCCCAGAAGCAATTTGTCTACACCGACCTAAGCACACAATTCCCGGGGTACAAATTTGAGTACGGCAAATCTTCGTATCGTGGTGAGAATCCAGGAGAAGGCGGTTACGTCTACGCCGAACCCGGAATCTACCAAGACGTTGCCCTTCTGGACGTGGCGTCTATGCATCCAACCACCATCGAGCTTCTCGAGCTATTCGGTCCTGTTTACACCGCAAGGTTTGCCGCCCTCACTGAAGCGCGAGTGGCAATCAAGCATCAGGAATACGAGAAGGCCCGGGGTCTCTTCGACGGTAAGTTGCGACAGTTTCTGGTGGATGCTGAAGGGGACCCGGCTGGTGGTGAAGCACTGGCATATGCTCTCAAGATCGCCATCAACACCGTCTACGGACTGACCTCGGCCAAGTTCGACAATCCGTTCCGGGACATTCGCAACGTCGACAACATCGTCGCCAAGCGCGGTGCGTTGTTCATGATGGACCTGAAGCACTTCCTTCAGGAGAAGGGTTGGACGGTCATTCACATCAAGACCGATTCGATCAAGATCGCAAACGTGATCAAAGACACGCCCGAAGCCGAGGAAGTGATCGGCTACATCACCGCGTTCGGAGCGTTGAGTGGATACAACTTCGAACTTGAAGCGCATTACGACAAGTTCGCGCTCGTGAACGACGCGGTCTACATCGCTCGCAACGATCTGTTGCCGGGCGAAACAAAGTGGACAACGGTGGGTGTGCAATTCGCACATCCATATGTGTTCAAATCACTGTTCTCGCATGAGGAGTTGACCTTCGACGACTTCTGCGAGACGAAGAACGTGATCCAGGGCTCGATGTACCTGGACAAGGAGATGCAACATGAAGAAGGCCCTGATCTGGATTTCCGTCGCATGCGCCATCTTGGCCGCACTGGCCGGTTCGTACCTGTACTGGCTGGGGGAGGAGTCCTCTACCGGGTAAAGGACGACAAGTACTACGCGGTCAGCGGCACCAAGGGTCATCTCTGGATCGACGCCGAGATCGCCAAGGACATGGATGATCTTGAGATCGACATGTCGTACTTCGAGAACCTGAAGGACGAAGCAGTCAAGACAATCGAGCAATTCGGCTCGTTCGATGAGTTCGTAAACTGAAAGGAAACATGGACAGCAAGGATAGGAAAGAAGTCTGGATCTTCGCGATCGCGGTCTGGGGCGCCGTCAACATGATGCGCGCCTACAAGTGGCCGTCATGACGGAACCAGACGGCACGATCCGGATCGAAGGAGCCCGGATCATCTTCCGCAACTTCGAGGGCAGGCCGGGGAAGTTCAACGCGGTCGGCGAGCGCAACTTCGCCGTCGTGCTCGAAGAGGGCATGGCCCAGATCCTGCACGATGATGGCTGGAACGTCAAGTGGCTCGATCCTCGTGAAGACGCTGAGGAGGGCACCGAGCGCGTTCCCTTCCTGTCGGTCAACGTCAAGTACGGGATGCGGCGTACACCACGGGTAGCGATGATCAGCTCGCGCGGCCTGACCGAGCTCAAGGAGCACGAGGTCGAGGTCATCGACCAGGTCAACATCACGAACTGTGACATGATGATCCGCCCCTGGCCATGGGAGAACAACGGCAAGAAGGGCATCTCGGCCTACCTGCAATCGATCTACGTCACGATCGAGGAGGACTACCTCGAGCTGAAGTACGCCGATCTGCCGCGGTCGGGCGAATGATCATCGTCGCGCTCTTCTCGGGCGCGTTCATCCTGTTCGCCGGGATCGTGATCGGCTACGCCTTCGGTGTCCGGGCACAGCCAGTCCCTCCCTCGGAGGATGAATGATCAAGACTCAGCGGTACGTCCGCAAGCCCGTCATCGTCGACGCCGTGCAGGTCACGGAGGAGAACTTCAAGCAGCTCGCCAAATGGTGCCAGGGCGAGATCCAGAGCGATGGCACGATGAAGTTCATCCGCGTGCGGGTCCACACTCCGAAGAACCCGCGACAGTCGCAGGCATTCGTCGGCGACTGGATCCTGTACACCGACAAGGGCTACAAGGTGTACTCGAACCGCGCGTTCACCGACAGCTTCGACGAGTACGACACGAAGCAGGACAATCACGATCATCTATGATCTGTCACTGCCTCGACGAACAGACGATCACGTACATCATCGTGGGCCTGGCCATGCTGGCAGGAGTCATCGTCGCGTTCTTCAAGATTCGCTAGGGGAGCGTATGCCCCTGCGATAGGGAGGGGGGAGCATAGACACTCGTTATCGATTGGCGAGTGACGGTTCTATTGAGCCTCCCTCCCGCCGGTCTTTCAGGTCGAACAGCCGGTAATGCGGTAGGCGCGACTCTTGAGCAGCTTTAGCCCCTCAAGAGTCCCGAAGGAGAGAGGATGGGCTGTATCTCCCTCTACCGAACCTGGGGTCCTCTGGGGGATCCCGTAGTCCTCCAGAGCGCGGGGATGTCTGAGCCTTGGGAGGGACCAGGCTTGGGCATCCCCGTAGACTTTCGCGCAAGAAACATGGTCTTAGATGAGAACCCCAACAAAGGAGAAAGACCATGTACGACATCATCGTAATCCTGATCATGATCGCTGTTGGCTTCGCGTTTATCGCGGCAGCCAAGTACAGCGACAAGTTCATCGACGACACGAAGAAGGATGACGACTCGTTCGATCACCGCAAGGCGTAATCAAAGACCAGGATCCAATACACGGATTCTGGTTTTTTGCTGAGGAGGCGTATGCCTAGGATCAAATACTTGAAACCCAAACTACACAGAAAGTGCCCCCGGTGTGGAATGAAGGGGGGATACTTCCACTGCCGGAGGTGCCATGGGCCGCGAAGCAGAACACAAGTTGAAGCACTCGTTGAGGCCTCACCAGTCCGAAGCCTTGAAGAGATTGAAGAACGGCTCGATCCTCTGGGGGGCAGTGGGGGTGGGGAAGAGCCGTGTAGCTGTGGAGTACTACCTGCTGGAAGAATGCCCGCGGGACGTCTACGTGATCACCACCGCGAAGAAGCGGGACAGCTTGGACTGGATGTGGGAGTTCTCCAACTTCGGGATCGGGACGCAGGCGGATGAGACCGTCGCAGGCATCCTCTGCGTCGACAGCTGGAACAACATCGCCAAGTACAAGGACGTCGAGGGAGCCTTCTTCATCTTCGACGAGCAGCGACTGGTCGGTAAGGGAAAGTGGGTCAAGGCCTTCCTACGGATTGCTCGCCGAAATCGGTGGATCCTTCTCAGCGCTACTCCGGGCGACACCTGGCTGGATTACATCCCCGTTTTCATAGCCAATGGCTTTTATACCAGCCGACAGGATTTCGAGCTCCAACATGTGATGTGGACCCCCTACATCAAGTACCCGAAGGTCTCCAGGTACGTAGGGGTGAACCGGCTGGTCAAACAGCGCAATGACATCCTGGTGCGGATGCGTTTCGAGAAGGAGACGATCCGGCACACGCAGACGATCTGGGTCGACTACGACCAGGAGCTCTGGGACATCGTTACCAAGGAGCGATGGAACCCCTGGAGAGATCGTCCTATCAAGGATGCGGCAGAACTGTTCAGTGCGATGCGCAGGGTCGCCAACGGCCACGATAGCCGTGTGAGGGCCGTAGAGGCCCTTCTAAGCCGACACAGCGCGTTGATAGTGTTCTACAGCTTCAACTATGAATTGGAGGCTCTACGGGCTCTAAACGAAAAGTACTTCGTCGCCGAGTGGAACGGCCACAAGCACGAAGAGATACCGGATCAGGAGGCCTGGGTCTACCTGGTGCAATACACGGCAGGCTCCGAAGGCTGGAACTGTACGAGTACCAACGCTATGGCCTTCTACTCACTCACAAGCTCATACAAGAAGTGGGAGCAGGCACACGGGCGGATCGACAGGCTGAATACGAGCTTTATCGATCTCTACTACTACATCTTCCGGTCCAAGACTTTGATCGATACGAGTATGTGGAGGAGTATGAAGGCTAAGAAAGACTTCAACTACCGCGATGTCGATCTGAAGATGCTTGATTGGAATTAGATGAGAGAGATAAAGGAAAAAGCCGCAATTTGCGGGAAAAGCGGTCTTGGGGACCAGATTTGCCAAGATTTTCCTTATAAAAACTCTTTCACGCGCGCCGGTGTAATATCTACTAGTAGTTATTCAGTAGATGACATACAAGAAAGTTTTTCGCTGAAATTCTTGGCAGAAAGGAGGGTTCTGATGAAGGACAGTACCGCAAACTTCCTTCGTCTCATGAACGAACGGAACGCCGCTATTGCTGCGCTGGAAGCTGCGAAGGAGGCAGCGATCCCAGATTTCGATCCGATTCGTCTGGAGCGAGAGGAGGAACGACGGGCGAAGTACGGCCAATTGCGTGCACGTGAGAAGCCGAGCCATCGCCAGAAGCGAGTCCGGCATCTCTACGGACATCCGTACGGCTACACCAACCACACTGACTAGAAGGAGTTTCTCCAAGTGGAACTATGGAAGGTGATTCCAGAGTTTCCAAACTATGAAGTGAGTACGGAAGGCAGGGTTCGGAACCGAAGCACAGACAAATTCATGGCTCTGAACATGAACCAATACGGTGTGGTGTTCGTCGGCCTGTTCAATCGAGGTCAGCACAAGAAGGGTGTTGCCCGGTTGGTGGCACAGGCGTTCATCGAGAGGAACTTCCCCGCGTACAACACCCCGATCAACATCGACGGTGATCGTTGGAACAACTCGGTCAACAATCTCGCCTGGCGACCGAGGTGGTTCGCAGTCAAGTACAACCGCCAGTTCAGGGTTCTGTACGAACATCACATCCCGTACCCGATCCAGGACATCAAGACTGGAGAGACATCGATCGATTCGTTTGAGTGCGCCAGGTTGTATGGGTTGCTGGAGAAGGATGTCGTCCAATCGATTCACAACAGAACCTATACCTGGCCCACGTATCAACAGTTCCGAGTTGTAGAGTAGATATTGGGACGTGCCATGCGCATGGCATGTAATAGAAAGGACTTGGTACGGTTCCCTACAAAAGGTGTTTTACATGCTTGAGAGCGGGTACCAAAAGCACGTCATCGAGGAGCTCGAAAAGATCTTCCCTGGGTGCATTGTTCTCAAGAACGATCCGCAACAGCAACAGGGGATTCTTGATTTGCTCATCCTCTGGGGAGCACACTGGGCCTCGCTCGAGGTCAAGACCGGTGCTCGGGCAAAGATCCAACCCAACCAGAAGTACTATGTCGAACGCTTGGACGACATGTCGTTCGCATCCTTCATCTACCCCGAGATCGAGGAAGAAGTACTGAATGCGCTTCAACAGGCATTTAGTTCGCCAAGGGGAACACGCGTTTCTCAGTCCTAGCAACTACCACTGGATCAACTACTCACCGGCACGCCTCGCCGAACGATGGTTGACCATGAATGCTGCAGCAAGAGGTACGGCTCAGCATGAGTACGCCCAGCTCGAGATCCGAGCCGGACGACTTTCAAACTTCGTGGGCACGCTCGGTATGTACATCAATGACTGCATCGAGTACAAGATGGAGACCGAGCAGGTCCTGTACTACTCCGAGAACTGTTTCGGAACATGCGACGCCATCTCGTTCCGGTATCGCACACTGCGCATCTTCGATTTGAAGTCAGGCATCACCAAGGCCTCGGTTCATCAGCTCGAGGTCTACGTGGCGTTGTTCTGTCTCGAGTACGGTTACGACCCATTCGACATCAAGATCGAGATGCGGATCTACCAGGATGATGAGGTTCAGGTCTTCGATGCGGATCCCGAAGACATCCTTTTCATCATGGACAAGATCCGAGAGCACGATCGGCAAATCCAACAACTGCGGATAGAGGAGGAGGCGTGATCATCAAGGAGCAGGACTACCTCATGCATTACGGCGTCCTCCGTAAGTCGGGGCGCTATCCATGGGGTTCGGGTGATGCACAGTCAACGAGAAATCGTGACTTCCTGGATCACATCGACGTGCTCAGGAAGCAGGGGTTGTCGGACAAGGAGATCTGTGAAGGACTCTCCACCGATGACGATCCCTTCACCACGAGCATGCTTCGTGCCGCAACGACGATCGCAGTGACTCAGCAGCGCCAGGAGAAGATCAACATGGCGCAGCGTCTTGCTGATGAAGGGTGGGGTCCCAGTGCCATCGGTAAGCGTATGGATCTCTCAGAATCTTCGGTCCGCGCACTTCTGGCTCCGGGTGCAGCGGACAAAGCCGCGGTTCTTCTCAACGTCGCCAACACGCTCAAGAAGGAAGTTGACGAGAAGAAGTGGCTCGACGTCGGCACTGGGGTTGAGACTCGGTTGGACGTATCGTCTACCAAGCTCAATGCTGCTCTGGCCATCCTCAAGGAAGAGGGCTACTCGGTTCATTCTGGCATCAAGCTGGATCAGTTGGGGACTGGTGCGGGTAAGCAGACTGAGCTCAAGATGTTGGTTCCGCCTGGTGTCACCTGGGGTGAGGCTGCTCGGAACAAACACAACATTCAGCAGGTGGGTGCTTGGTCTGAGGACGGAGGGCGTTCGAGTCTCGGTATTCATCCCCCTCTTTCCATTAGTTCCAAGCGACTGAGGGTCCGCTACGCCGAAGAAGGTGGCGCTGACGCTGACGGCGTGATCTACGTTCGTCCTGGTGTCAAGGATGTTTCGATCGGGTCCAACAAGTACGCTCAGGTTCGTGTGGCCATCGACGGTTCGCACTACTTGAAGGGAATGGCGATCTACAAGGACGACCTTCCCGACGGCGTCGACCTGGTGTTCAACACGAACAAGTCCAACACGGGTCACAAACTCGACGCGCTCAAGGAGCTCAAGCGCGACAAGGACGGCAAAGTCGACAAGGACAATCCGTTCGGTGCAGAGATCAAGCGCCAGATCGTCGATCTCGATGACAAAGGTGGCGAGAAACTCACCTCATCGATGAATCTTGTTCGTGAAGAAGGCGATTGGGACAAGTGGAGTCGTTCGCTTTCGTCCCAGATCCTTTCCAAGCAGAGTCCCGATCTCGCCAGGGCTCAGCTCAACATGACCTACGAGAAGAAGCGTCAAGATCTCGATGAGATTCTGGCTCTGACGAATCCCACCGTCAAGAAGAAGCTTCTCGAAGGTTTCGCCGATGGTGCTGACTCAGCCGCTGTTCACCTGAAGGCGGCAGTTCTTCCCGGCTCCTCCTATCACGTCATCCTCCCCTTGAACTCGATCAAGACGACCGAGGTCTATGCACCGAACTTTCAGAACGGAACCAAGCTCGCGCTGATCCGCTCGCCCCATGGTGGGACGTTCGAGATTCCCGAACTGACTGTCAACAACCGTAACCCTGAGGGCAGGAAGTTCATCAAGGGTGACGCTAAGGATGCTCTCGGGATCCATCCCAGGGTGGCAGAGCGTCTTTCCGGTGCTGACTTCGATGGCGACTTCGTCATTGCGGTTCCTAATGATCGTGGTCACATCAAGAGCTCTCCTGCTCTGGAAGGCTTGAAGGGTTTCGACCCCAAGGTCTCGCATCCTCCCTACGACGGGATGAAGACGATCGACGGCGGAACCTATGACGGCAAGACGGGTAAGGTCAAGTACCCCGATCGAGCAGATGGATCTCCTGGTACGGGCAATTCCAAGAACAAGCAATTGGAGATGGGTAAGGCAACCAATCTGATTGCGGACATGTCGATCCAGGGCGCCACCAATTCGGAGCTCGCTCAAGCGGTCCGGCATTCGATGGTCGTGATCGATGCTGAGAAACACAATCTCGATTACAAGGGCTCGTTCAAGGCCAATGGAATCCCTGCTCTGAAAGAGAAGTATCAGGGCAGTAAGAGTGGCGGTGCATCCACCATCGTCACCAGGGCAAAGTCGGATCTGTTTGTCAACGAACGTAAAGCTCGGTCCGCTAAGGAAGGCGGTCCTATTGATCCAGAGACGGGTAAGAAAGTGTTTGTTGAAACAGGCCGTATGGTTCCGGTCAAGAAGAACGGTGTGGTTGTAGGAGAGCGGCCTAAGAAGACCGCTTCTACTAGATTGGCTGAGGCTAAGGACGCGCATGAATTGGTGTCCAAAGATGGGGGCATGCCCATCGAACACGTCTATGCGGATTACTCCAATCAGATGAAAGGCCTTGCCAACCATGCTCGTAGAGAGTACGTCCATACCGAGAATGTTCGGTACAACCCCTCTGCAAAAGCCACCTATTCCAATGAAGTGGCATCACTTGATGCGAAGCTCCGCATAGCGATTGCAAACCGCCCCCGTGAACGTCAAGCCCAGGCCCTCGCAGGTGCGGTAGTGTCGCAGCGCCGTCAGGCCAACCCTGACATGGACAAGGCTGACATCAAGAAGATCAAGAATCAAGCACTTACTGAGATGCGTCATAGAACGGGTGCTGACAAGTCCCGTATAGACATCACTCAGGAAGAGTGGAATGCCATTCAGGCAGGTGCTATCAGCACACACAAGCTTGAAGACATCTTGCAGAACACCGACCTGGACAAGGTGCAGAAGCTGGCTACACCAAAGGCTGAGATCAAGATGACATCAGCCAAGACTGCTCGTGCACAGCAGATGGTGAGGCTAGGCTACACGCAGGCAGAGATAGCTGCTGCATTGGGCGTCTCACTGACCACACTCAAGACCAGCATCAATGAGTAGGTGAACATGACAGACACACGTGACATCATGCTCACCACAGTGGACAATCCATTCAATCCATTCACCAAGTTCAAAGAGTGGTTGGCATGGGACACTGATGCTGGTTACAACTCCGTCTCCTTCCTTGCACGTATAGCTAAGAGTTCTAATGAACTGTCGGAGGCCGACCAGTCACAAGCTATTGCTGATGCAATTGACGAAATCTGCGAGATCAACGCATCAGGTGTGCATAGGAAAGTCACAAGAGAATCAGCAATCCAACTAGGCCTCCTCTAGTACCATGCCAGTAGGCCATGGCATGCTTGCTTGTCACATTGATGAGTCATGAATGATTCGTTGATGTACTGCACAGCCCTCCCCACCTACCAGTCCATGGGTTGCACAGGATCAATTCGAAAAAATTTTCAAAACAAAAGTGGTTGGCCAAACTTTCGAAGATCTTGGGACGAGTTTCGATAGGGGGGGAGGGGTCAAAAAATTCACCCCCCCTCTGCATCGCCCGGCCGCCAAAAAATACCCCGGGGGATATTTTCCCTCAAAGTCGACGAGTTTTGACCCCCGGAAAGTGGCCGGAAAGTTCGAGCATCTCCTCGCCAAGTGAAAGGAGGTAGTGTGCCAGCAAGGCGAAAGGGC